GCTTGCGCTTCCAGGTCGGCTACGTTTTGACCGAATGGCTTGACTTCCTCGCCTATGTTGTCGCGCATCTTGTTGATCTCGTCCGCTCTCTGGGCAAGGTCGAACTGCGCCCGCATGATCATTTGTTTAAGCGCTAAATAATGCTTAACATGATCCATGCAGGGCTCGCGCAGCAAAACATTGCTCGTTGATTCAGCGCTTCCGTTTAACCGGTATTCAATCGGCCTTATAAGCGTGAACTCGGTGGTTCCGTCTTCAATGCCCATTAATCCCCCATTGTCAGTTCAGTTTAATTTTATTGAATCCCCATCCGGTCCCCGGCCCATTCAAGCGAAGTGACACCATCGGCACTCGCCGCCCGCTCGACTGCATTAATTAAGCTCATGTTGTCGAAACTTAGTGTGATACTATCGCCACCAACAACCCGTTGAATTATTTGAATCGAGTTAGCTCCCACGTTTTCTTTCCAAGTGGCGATGTAGCTATCCGTTTCGGGCTTTGGGTATACGTCGAATTTAACGTTACTGATCTGTGTTTCGGCGTTCTGGCTGTGTACGCTCGTTGTGCTCCCACCGCCAGCGCTCGCGGCGCGGACCATGATTTCACCCTCGCCACCGTTGTACGTCAACGAATTTGGGACTATTGACATGGTCTCGTTGTTGACGATTACTGTCGGCACGCTTAAAGTTTTATTGCTCATTTTGCCCCCCTCATTTCATGTTTAAAAACAAGAAGTATGTTATAAAATATCAATTTAAACAGAAATTTCCGTGCCGCTTCCTGTAATCGTAAAGCTGAGTTGTAAGGCGTAGTTTATCGTCCCGAGCTGAGTCACTATCGGTAGCGGTCCATCGATGGTGGCTTTACGATCTGCGAGGCTGACAGTTACAGTTGTGTTTTGGCTGAAATAGGATTCGGCTTCACGTCCGGCCTGAGTCAGCGCCAGGTTAGAAAGCACCCGATAGATTTTGAGCAGAACGGCTTTGATGGACTCCGCGTTCGCCATGCTGCGCCCAGGGACGAGGTCGCCGGTGGTTAAGCGCGATTGAGCGAAAGTGGACTTAAGCACGCTGTAAAATATCTCACGGCAAGCGCTTCCGGTATCGACATAGTTGAGGTAATGAAAACTATCGTTGGGATTACCACCGGCGTCCGTGACCCAATTTGTCACGACCGGACCCATCAGCATGTAATTCTGTGCGCTGTTGACCCCGTAAACCGTGAACCCCTCATCCTCAAGACTCGACTGCTCGGTTGCTGAAAACAGGTTTGTCGCAGGCGTTACGGGCGTGTCGGCCAAAGGCGTATTGAAATAGGGCAAGCTGGCCAGACCTGGACCGCCGAACGCATCAAGCCCCCCTGAAGTGGTTATAATGTAATCGGCTATCGGCGCGTCAGTGGTCAGCCGTCGCGCTCTAATCCCGGCAAACTCAGCCGCCACCCAATCAGCCGGGCGCACGATAGCAGGCCCTTTTATATCGTCGAGGTCAACCAACGGGGCTCCCATGCGGACGGTGCATTTGCTGTTTTCTGTGGCGAGCGCTGAAACTATATTAGCGTATGTGTCGCTAAGTCCGCAAAAAACAATACCATCAAGAATGGCGTTGGATGCGTTGAAACGTGTTTCAAGTTCATCCTCGGGAATGCTTAGACTTGCGTCCCAGGCTTCCGGCCATAGCATGCCGGTGTAGCGGATTCCCGCAATTGGGTCTAAAATACCGGTCAGCACCGGGTCATTTGCGCCGGGTCCAGCCGACCATGCGGTAATGGCGACGGTCACACCCGGTACTGTTCCCTCAACTTTGATGCCGTAATAATTTCCGATGGTGCCAAGGTCTTTAGCTGTTGCGGTTACCGCGCCGCCCGCATTCACCACACTAAAAACCGGATCTGTAAGCGTTCCAATGGCCGTCACAAGCGCATCACCGATTACAGTCACGGTATCCCCGGAGCTTACGGCCACTTCGACTTGATACTGCTCCTCATCAACGAACGATACGTAATAAGTACCATCCGAAGTCGCAGGACCGCCGCCGAAGGTCACCACGCCTTGACCTGCAACACCGGTTCCGCTCGGATCTAAGCCGATTACATCCAGGGGGCTATAGGCGCCGTTTGAACTCAGCCAGGCTAAAATCTGATTGGTTAGAAAAGTATCGGCCCCGAATAGGGTTTTTATTTGCGCCGTTGTTTTTGTGTGCACATCGACGTTTAGCGCTCCGTCAACCGCTGTTCCAGTCGATCCGATTTGACCGAAAATTAAATCGCGTCTTTCACTGAACGCTGATATTAATGCGGCAGGAAGCAAACTTATGTTTATCAAAGGGTTAGACGTTACAGATCCCATATCTCACCTCCGTAAAATGGGTTGAGTTTAGTTTTAAAAAATCATATTGTGTCGATGTTGTGGCAAGGGGTAGCTCCCCGGCTGGAACCCGAGTGCTCCGGCCCGCCACAACCTTTATAAAGCACTCTAATCCTGCTCGGAGGATATCATGCCAAAAACTTACAACCTTACTGGTCAACGATTCGTAAGACTCACTGTTATTAAAAAGGCTTTTAGTAAAAAGATAGGAAGTAGCAAAAGGGTTCATTGGGAATGTATTTGCGATTGTGGCAAAACCGCATTCGTTGTTACTTCTTATCTCATAGGCGGTCATACAAAATCTTGTGGTTGCTATCGGTCTATTTGGTCCAGCAAAAACAAAACGATTCACGGAATGGCGAAAACACCTGAATATGAAACATGGTGCCATATAAAAAAACGATGCAATAACCCCGATGATATCGACTATAAAGATTATGGGGCTAAAGGAATAAGTGTGTGCAAGCGTTGGACTGAATCGTTTCAGAACTTTTACGATGACATGGGACCAAGGCCAAGCAATAAGCATTCTATTGACCGTATCGATAATGACGGAGATTACACTCCTGAAAATTGCCATTGGGCGACGCTTAACCAGCAAGCTAATAATAAAAGTAGCAATGTTGTTATAGAGATTGACGGCATTAAAAAAACGCTTATTCAGTGGTGTGAACACTATGGAATTAATTACAGTACAGTACAAAGTCGCATTAGGTATGGTTGGCCTCCAGAAAAAGCTGTTAAGACTCAATCCGGTTGCAACCTGGATGTTATAACGTTTAATGGTGAAACCAAAAACCTCAGACAGTGGGCCGCTGATCTCAACATGTGCCACACAACCCTTTTTAAACGTATTCATAAGCTTAGATGGACAATTCATGATGCCCTTACAACCCCGATTCATCGTCGGAAAAAATAGCGGTTGCCTTTTTAGATAGTGATTCAATCGTGATAGCACCATCAATCGCGCTATCTCTGAGGCGACGCCGCCAAAGAAAATCCAGCGGAGTCCCATTGACGTCGGCTTCAATTTTGAGTTGCGCCCCTGGTTTGAGACCGTGAATCGCAACATTGCAATTATTGACTATCGTGATTTTAGGCATTGGCCCTCCCCCTATTTAGGTCGGTGTTATCGGGTCGTCATCCAAATCGATATCCTGTGTAAGTTGCGCCTGATCGTCACTCATTAAATCGAGCGTTTGCGCAATATCCCTAAAAGCGCTTTCGGGTGCCTGGTTAAATCCGTCTGCGTAATTGATTACGCTCGGAAGTTGCCAGTCCCAAACCTGCACATAAAATGCAGTGTTATACTCTCCTGGACCATTTCCTGCGGGCACCGTGACGTAGGGTATCAAACTATCGGTTGCTATCGTCGTGTTGAATAGAGCTGATAAGAGCGCTGTATTGAGCGTACCATAGGCCAAGTCTTGAGCATCGGCTCCTGACAGGTCGCCGGTCGTCGGGATAAAAACGGAGGTCGAAAAGTTCTGCAACAGCTTCAAAAGCCGCTCATCTTGAGCGGTAAACCCTGCAATGGCATCATTTAGCGTATGCGGGTCTTTCGACACGTCGGTGTCGGTCATGATTACAAATAAGCATAGCTTAGCACCGGATTGCTTGGTGTAAGCTGCCTTGGCCCGCTCGTAATCTGCCGCCGCATAGATCCTAAATCCGGTTATGACTATCAAGCTATCAACGGCCCCTTGGGGCTGTTCGGCCACATCGCTGAAAACGATTGTGAAGGTGTCGGCGGTCGGGGTAGTGATGACAGTGAATGCACCCAACGGAATAGAATCAATCAGATATTCGGAGCCTCCCAGGACCGGGGCTAAAGTCTCGCCGGTCGGAAGGGCGAGCGTAAAGTGCTGGCGGTTTGTAATATCCACTATATCATGCTCGCCGTCC